GAAGAAACAATAAAAAAATATAAAGAAGAAAAAGCAACAGTAGAACAATTAACTATTGCATTTGAATCATATATAGCAGCTAAAGAAGGAATTTATACAGTTGGAAAAAAGGAAGAAGAAGGTTTAATAAAAGTAATAAGTTTAAGAGAAAAAGATTATGAATCTTATAGAAAAATAGAAAATTTAAAACACAAAATATCTTTGTTAGGTGTAGACGGAATTGAAAGTGAAAGATTAGCTGAAGAATATAGACATATTAAAGTAATAGAAGATTTAGAAAAAGAGTTTGAAAAGAAAAAAGATATATTAGTTATATTGACTGAATTAGAAAATCAATTACATGATAAAAGAATACAAGATATTAAAGACCAAGAAAACATGACCGTTCAAATGCTCAAAACATTAGAGTCATCTTTTCAATCCACATTCGCGGGAACTTTAAAAGGAGAGATAGCAAGTTTTGGAGATTTCTTTGATAGGGTATTACAATCAATGAGAAGTAAATGGGCAGATTTAATGGGTGAAATGGTTGTTGAATGGATTAAAAGTCGTATAGCAATGGCAACTGCAACCGGTGAAAGTGGAAGCAGTATGTTTGGAAATATATTAAAATTAGTAGGTGGTGTGATGGGATTAGGAAGTGTATCAGCAGCTACTTCAGCTTCAGCAGGTTCATTATTATTACAACCAAGTGGAAACCCATTAGGTTATGCAGGATTAACAGGGGCAGGTTTAGCAGATGGTGGAATGATATCAGCTACTGGATTATATAAGTTACATCAAGGGGAAGAAGTAAAGACAAGAGACCCAGGTGGGAATTCAGGGGTAACTATAATAAATGCTATATCTCCAGATTTAATTACTGCTGCTATGGCTTCAGCACCAGGTCAAAAAATAATAGTAAATGTAATTTCTCAAGATATATTAAAGAATGGAATTACTAGAAAGACAATGAAGGGAGGTGGCGCATAATGGCAGCTGATTTTGTAGATTTTGCACGGGGATTACCATATAGTGAAATAACTGAAATTAAAGTTTTAACAAGTGAGTATGAGAATGGGGTAGTACAAAAAAGAAAAAAATGGCACACAAATAAGAAATCATTTAAAATAGTATTTAAAGTAAATACATTAATTGAAATACAAGCAATAAGAGATTATTTTATAGCAACAGATGGAAGTGTAGATACATTTACATTTACTGAACCATTAAGTAGTACAGCTTATACAGTTAGATTTAAAGATAACTCATTTGAAATAGAAAGACTTCATTTTGGAGTTTACAATTCTTCAGTCATTTTAGAGGAAGATTTATGAGAACTTTAGATTCAACATTTACGCAAGAGAAAAATGCTCAATCAAATGAGCCAGTATTTCTATATACTATTTATGATTATGATGGGGCAAGCACAAATTTATATTATGCAGCTTATTCTCAAAATATAACTTATGATAGTCAAGAATATGTTAGGTTTCCAATAACTCATGAATCAATACCTGAAAGCACTGGTGGTGAGATAGGAAATGTAATAGTAACTTTATCAAATGTATCAAGATTAATCCAAGCATATTTAGAATCTTATGATTTTAGGAGAAAGAAAGTAGTTATAAGACAAGTATGGGCTAATCAATTAGCAGATACAGATGCTTATATGGATGATACTTTTTATATAGATAGTTATACAGCAGACCAAAATAATGTAACATTTACTTTAACTAGTAAGTTCGATATATTAAGTGTCAATCTACCAGCAAGAAAATACTCAAGAAATTATTGTGGATGGAAAACATTAGGTTGTACTGAATGTGGTTATGGAGGAGCAGAAACGGAATGCAATAAAACATTAACAAGATGTAGAGTTTTAGCAAACTCAGGAAGGTTTGGAGGCTTTCCAAGTATCCCCAGTCGAAAATTATGGACAAGTTAACAGAGACAAAAGTAATAGAAAAATATTTGGGGGTTCCTTATTTACATAAAGGAAGAGACTTAACTGGACTCGATTGTTGGGGTTTAATAATTTTAATCTATAAAGATTTAGGAATAGATATATTTGATTTAGATAACTATGAAAAGAATTGGCATTTAAAAGGAGATAACCATTTTATAGAAAATTATTATGATGCTTGGATTAAACATTTAGCACCAATATTTAAAGATATTTTATTATTTAATAGTTCTAAAAATATAACTAATCATGCAGGATTATATTTGAGTAATGGTAAATTTTTACATGGATGTAAAGCAGGAGTAGTTGTTGGTAGATTAAATGGAAAATGGGAAGAAAGATTACAAGGAATATATAGGTATAAAAATGGTTCAGATTAAATTAATACCAAACATATTAGATAAAGAAGGAAGAAAAGAAAGAAAATTAAAATATTTTCGTAGTAAGAAATTATTAAAATATCTTGAAGAATGTAAATTCCCAACTAAAGATATAAAAGTAATTGTATCAGGAAAAGTAGTAACAGATTTAAATACTTTTATAAAAAACAAAGATGAGATAATAGTAATACCTGAAGTAAATACAGACCCTATAACAGGTGCAATAGCATGGAAAGCAATTTTTGCGGCTTTAAAGGTAGTTTTTACAGTTGTTGCAATTGGATACACTATTTACTCAATGCTTTCAAAACCAAGAGCACCTTCATTCTCAGGTATTGGAACTGGAATAGACGAAGGTTCAGCTACTTATGGTTGGGATGGAATAAGAACAATTCAAGAAGTAGGAGTGCCAGTAGCAGTGATTTATGGAGAACACGATTTTGGGGGGAACATAATAAATGCTTATGTAAGAACAGATGGAGATAAAAACTATCTAAATGTTTTATTAGGTGTGGGTGAAGGAGAGATGGAAAGTTTTTCTAATTTAAGAATTAATGGAAACCCTAGTGCTAATTTTGATGATATATCAACAACAACAAAAATGGGAACAAATTCTCAAACAGTAATACCTAATTTTGAAGATGCTCATAATGTCTATTCAGTAAATGTTGTATTAACAAAAGATAATCCTCATGTATATACAACAATTGATTCAGACGTAGAAGCATTTGAAATATATTTACAATTATCTAGTGGTTTATATCAACAAGATACAAGTTCAGGAGCAGTTCAAGAATGGAGTGTTACATATAAAGTAGAATATAAATTACATGCAGACCCAGGTTATACAGATTTAGGTTCAACAACAATAACAGCTAAATCAAGAACTACTGTTAGAAGAATATATAGAAAAGTAGATTTAACAGCAGGACAATATGATATAAGAGTAACAAGAACTTCGGATGATAGTTCATTAGACCCAATAAAACAAGGTGATTTAACTTGGACACAAGCAGATGAAATAAAAACAGATGATTATACTTATCCAAACACTGGTCTATATGCAATAGAAGCTTTAGCAACAGACCAATTAAGTGGTTCAATGCCTAACTTTACATTTACAGTTAAAGGTAAAAAAGTATCAGCACCTTATGTATTAAATGGAAGTGTTCAAGTTGACTGGGAAGATTATTATTGGAATCAAGCAAATACAGAATTTAGATTATTAAGCGATGATACATCTTTAACTTGGGATGGAGCAACTTATGCAGACCAATATTGTGCTAATCCATTATGGTGCACTAAAGATTTAATTATAGCTAATAGATATGGGTTAGGTGAATTTATAGATAGCACATTTATAGACGATGCTTTATTTTTAGAAATGGCTAAATATTGTGAAGAGAAAGTACCAGATGGAGAAGGTGGTTTTGAAAAAAGATTTAGGATGAATGTAGTTTTAGATAGTTCAACAAAAGCATTAGATTTATTAACTCAATTATGTTCCATTTTTAATGGATTACCATTTTATTCAGAAGCAGCTATAAAAATACAGATTGATAAAGAAGAAGATTCAGTTCAATTATTTACAATGGGAAATATAATTAAAGATAGTTTTCAACAATCATGGAAATCACAGAAAGAAGTACCTAACATTTTAGAAGTACAATTTTTAGATAAAGACCAAGATTATAAACAAGAAACAATTGCATATCAAGATTATGCTTCTTTGGCTGCTGGTGACCCAGAAAGAAAACAAACGATAAGAATATTTGCTACTCATATATCTCAAGTAATAAGAACTGCAAGGTATAATATGAAGGTAGCTAAAAATATTAATAGAACATTTTCATTTAGAGTAGGAATAGATGCTTTAGCTTGTCAACCAGCAGATGTGATATCAATACAACATGATGTTCCACAATGGGGTTGGGGAGGAAGAGTTAAAACAGGAAGTACAACTTCATCAGTAGTAGTAGACCAAACATTAACAATAGAAGATGGAAAAAATTATTCAGTACAAGTACAATTTGCAGATGATTCTATAGAAGAAAGAGTAGTAACAAATGTACCTGGAGATGTAACTACATTAACAGTATCAAGTGTATTTAGTTCAGCACCAACAAAATTTGATAAATTCACTTTTGGAGAAACTAATTCAATTGAAAAGAAAGCAAGAATATTCTCAATGGATAGAGCAAGTAATAATGAAGCAGAAATAAGTTGTGCAGAATATATTACTTCAGTATATGATGATAGTGATGTAACAATTCCAGAAAATAACTTCTCAGCTTTAAGCTTAGAACCACCGTCAATAACTAATTTAAATTTAACAGAATCATTAGTAAAATTAAAGGATGGAACGATAGAAAACGCAATAGAAGTATGGTGGGATAATGCAGTGTTATCTAATTATGTAAGAACTTTTGATAAAGTAAGAATTTATTTTTCACAGAATAATGCTGATTGGAGAAAAGTGGGTGAATCAAATGGAAGTAGTTTTAGAATTGTAGGAGATATAATTGATACAGAAACTTATTATGTGAAAGTTGTTACAGTAACTTCAAACGGAGAGGAAGGTTCTTTAACATCAGCTCCAAGTGATAGTATTGTTATAGTAGGAAAATCTGCACCCCCTTCTAATGTTGCAACATTTATTGTTAGACAAAGTAGAGATAGGTTAACATTTAGTTGGGGAGAAATATCAGATGTTGATGTTTGGGGTTATGAAATAAGAGTAGGAGGAGATTGGGAAAGTGGAGAGTTAGTAGTATTCCAACAAGGTGATAAGTATATAACAACAAACTTTAGAACAGGTTCATCTCAAGATTATTGGATTAAAGCAATAGATACTTCTGGGAATTATTCTACAACAGAAAAACAAGCAACAATTACGATAGACAACATACCCTTTAGAAACATAGTAAATACTTATTCAGAACAAACTGGGTGGACTGGTACTAAATCAGATACAACAAAATCAGGTGATAACTTAATAATATCTACTGGAGATTTAACAGGAACTTATGAGACAGCAGAAAATGATATAGGATATGTAGCTACATTTTCAATATTAACTGAAATAATAACTGCAATATCTCAAGGAACAAAATTTAATAGCGATGCAGGAACAAAATTTAATGATGATGCAACAACAAGATTTACTGGAGCAGAAGCACCCGGTAGTTGGAGTTTAGAAATAAGAACTTCAGAAGACGATATAACTTGGACAGCTTATGAAACATGGGAAGCAGGAGATTATAAATGTAGATATTTTCAATTAAAATTAACATTGGTAAGAACTTCAGTTGATACAGCTTTAGTATGCTCACAATTTGATTATTATGCTGACTTACCAGATGTTGATGAAATGCAAGATGGAGAAGTAACAACAGCAGCAGACGGAGATGATATTACATTTGCAAAAACATTTCACGAAAGTCCAGCTGTAAACATAACTATTTTAACGGGTGATGGTTTTTATGCTAAAACAACAGGATTAGATACTACCGATGTAAATATAAAATTATATGATGAAAGCGGGACTTTAAAAACAGGTGAGTTTAGAATTCATATTCATGGAATTTAAGGAGAAATAAATGAAAAAATTTATACCACATAAATTAGTAATAGAGTTTGAAGGTAAAAACTTTAAAGAGGGCGTGTTTCTTTATAGAGTGATGGAAGATGGAGTAGTAGACAAGAAATTTAAAAGTATAACAATAAAAAACATTAAGTTCAATAAGCTTCATTTAAACGAAATATTAAAAAAAGTTAAGAAGCATATTTTGCAAATAGAAAATATAGAGGAATAATAAAATGCCAAGTGGAGTATATAAACGGAAAGCATGTTCAGAAGAAACTAAGAGAAAGATTAGTGAATCTAAAATAGGTAAAACATTGAAAGAAATGAATCATATAGAAAGTTGTCAATGTTGTTTTTGTAAATCTAAAAGGCATGAAAATATATTAATAGAGAAAAAGAAAAAAATTAGTTTGTCTAATAAAGGTAAGCATAGAACAACAAAGCAAAAAAAGACATATAGTGATTCTAAAATAAAATATTATAAATTACATAAGCATCACTTAATTGGAAGATTAAAGACAGAAGAAACTAAGAAGAGAATGAGTTTAACAAGAGGTGGTACAGGGATACCTCATGAGAATTCAGAGTATCCAGAAGAATTTAATGACAAATTAAAAGACTCAATTAAAGAAAGAGACAATTATAAATGTCAAAATTGTGGAATGACTCAAGAAGAGCATTATGTAATATATGGAAGAGATATAGAAGTTCATCATATAGATTATGATAAACAAAATTGTAATAAAGAGAATTTAATTACAGCATGTAAGCAATGTAATATAAGAGCAAATTTTAATAGAGAAAAATGGGAACAATATTATAATAAACTAAGGAGGCGTAATGAAAATCAAATCGTTATTTGATAAGTTAATTGGAAGAAAGAAAGACGAAGAATTGATTTGCCAGAAATGTGGTAAACCAATTGAAGTACCTTCGTTCATGATGATTAAAGGAGAAGTAATATTAAATAGTAGAACACCAAGAGTATTTACTTGTCCTGAACAAGCTTTTAATTATGCTCAAGTAATATTAATGCATACTAATTGTTGGATGGATTTATTAAAAGAATATGGCAGCCCACTTTACGA